CTTTTGGGAGTTTATCCCTTGGGATTTTCTCTCTGGTGCTCGTGCTACAGGAGCGATCCTTAATTTTTATGAGCTTATGGATCAATGTATATTAATGTATAATAATATGCGATCTGGTTCAGAAAAAAGGATGAGATTTGGTGATACGTGTATGAATTATGGAATATCTAAACGTTCTGATAAGGCTACACCTACTACTCCCTACGATAGCTCACTATTTGATGTTGATGATGAACCTCCTATGCAAAAGCTTAAATTCTACCTCAGTGATTCTCGAGCCAAAGCGGTGGTTTCCTTAACATGCTTCTCCTTATTTATTAGTGGAGTGGTATGGTTTACTAGATGTGATGTTGTGGAGCAAACTGGTGTGTTATCTACTAAAGATGCTAGGCAGAAGAATCCAACAATTATTAAATCATCTATTAAATCGGGTTTAGTCTCTCAGATTAATATCTCTGCACAACATGGTAGTATTATATCTAATATTAGGAATCGTAATCAATATTTTGTCAGTTACCCCAAACCATTGATTGTGGATGGAGTGATTAAGTGTGATGCTGGAGTTAAATTTGGTATTATAACTTTCCTTCAGGGCAGGGTTGCAGTGATTCCTTGTCATTTTGCTGAGACGTGGTTAAACGACGTTGACCGAAGTGACAATCCTCTGTGCATTCAGTTGAATCCAGTTTCAGCTCCAGATGGAGGTATTACAGTATTTGTTAAGGATCTTGATATCTCCACAGTTGAAGCTCATGATGGTCCTTATAGAGATCTTTGTGTGGTGGTTTTTCCGTCTTCTGTTCATATGCATAGATCGATTATGAAATTCGTTCCGTCTGAAGCGGAAAGGAAGCAATTTCTCATGGCTAAAACACAAGAGGCTCTTTTCGTTCGTGAACGGGAATCTAATCAAGTTTTGACATGTATTGCAACTCGGCTAGATAGTATTGATTACATGGCTGCTGGAGAGAAGGTTTCCTGTCATGGTGTGCTTGGGTACCCCATTCAAAATAATGTTGGTGATTGTGGTTCATTATTGTGGTCCGCTACTCCTCGTGCTGGAAAACCTCTTATTCTTGGTCTCCATATATGTGGGCATCCCAAATCCAATTTGAGTTACGCAGTGGATTTGTGTGATGATGTGTTGATTAAATTTGTTAGTGAACATGCAGGAATTGGCGATATTCCTGATACATCTATTGCTGAAGCTCAAATTGGTAGGCAGTTCGTTACTTTGGATGAAGTACGTACTATTCCTACTCCAGGAAAGTCTCAAATAATAAGATCTAAAATAGGATCTCTTGTGCCCCCGATTTGGGGTAGAACTAGTCTTCTCAAACAAGCTATGCTCTACTCTCGTGATAATATAGATCCCAATGTTATTGCGCGTCGGAAATATTCGTTATGTCACAAAGCCATAGATCCATTACAATTAAAGTCTGTTGTTAACATTGTTAAAAGCAAAATGTTCACGGTTAAATCAGAGATGCGACATGTAGCTCGCACTATGACTTATGAAGAGGCTGTTTTAGGTATCCCGTGTTCTGACTTTAAAGCCATTCCAAGATCTACTTCCCCTGGTTATCCATTTATTTATAATAGGAAACTCCGTGGGAAAAAGGATTGGTTTGGGGATGATCAAAACTATTCATTGCTGGGTGATAAAGCAATTGAGTTAGAGAAAATTGTTTGTGATAAGCTTGATATGTTGCGAGTTGGATTGCGGCCAGATTTTAGATTTATTGATAATCTTAAAGATGAGACTGTAACTATTGCTAAATCCCAGTCGGGTTCTTCAAGATTGTTTAGTGGTGCTCCTTTGGATTATATTATATTGCAACGCCAATATTTTGGGTCATTTGTTGAGTTTATAAAGGAGAATAAGATACATAATGGATGTGCTTATGGTATCAACCCGTATAGTATATCTGAATGGACCGCATTGCATGCCCATCTGTGTTCTAACAATTCTCAAGGCAGCAATGCTGTTTTTGGTGATTATTCCGGCTATGATGGCTCTCTATCTCCTCAGCTCATGTATTGTGTCCTCGATATCATTAATGATTTTTACAGTCTTTATGATGATGAGTGGACCGCTGAGGATTCTTTAATTAGAAGTACGTTATTTGAGGATGTTGTTAATTCCATTCATATTGCCCCATATGAAGGTAA